GTTGCTGATATAGATAGAGTCCTGTCATCTATTCTTCTGACGTTAGGTGTAACTGTAATCTGAGGATTACCTGCCCCGCCGTCTTTACTTGATGAATCGCCACCAGTTGAACCTAATGTCATTCTCGTAATTAGAGTGGATAGATGGTCGGTCAAAGAAGATTTGAGTGTGTCTAGTATAGGCATTATTTCACCACATAGTATATTGATTTTGATTGGCCGATAGGTAAAGCCCGCTTGTCTCCGCTACGCACACCTATTTTGCCCATTCCTTTTGCCTCTTTCGCCCCAATCAAGAAGCCTCTATTATTTACAGACCGAACTGATATACGGTGAACCGCCTTAATTTTGATAGCACCCGATACAGATAGCTCAACCAAATCAACGATGTTAGATGCACTCTCATCGGTAGGTTCGTTGGTTGAAGATATGGATTGCAGATCAGATAACAAACCTTCTATTCCTTTGTCGTATTGCCCTACTACAAAATTACTTTCAAGTTGATTGTAATTATGTTCGGCTTCAAACACAGCATACTCACCTCTCAACCCATGTAATGGTAAATCTATACCAATCATATCTCCGGGCGTAATATCTGTAGCTCGAACTGCACCTTTGATTTCAATTACAGGTGTTGTATTTTCAGTCCGAGCTAGAATTGACTTAGCTAATTTCGTAGCCTCTTGTTTTGTTTTCAATCCCGGTATGTTTTGTTTCAGAACTCTTGCTAAGTTTGAGCTTGCCCCTCTACCTGCTTCATTCCTCATACGTTCAGGGTCTTTGATAGCAACATACACCTTTTCATTAGATGCTAAATCATCACCACTAACTATGACTTCATTAGGTGAATCAATCATCCGACTAACGCCTACTGACTTAACAATACTACCCATTCCAATCGTAGCACCTTTGTTTTTGAATGTGCTACTGCCGTAAATTAATCCACCATTACGTTCATTGACTAACTGACGGCCATCAAGTTGAGTCAGATTCTTAATCGCCTCTAAGATACTTATTCCTCTTGTTTTTCTAGCTACAAAAGTTGAAGAATGGTCGTTAATTATACGAAGAGATGGGTGAGCTTTGAGTGTATCTGATATTTCTCTATCATTAGAAATAAGAGCAGAAGTAGGGGTTACATTGTAGCCAGCAACATCAGCTTCAGCATCATCTAACAACATCAAAGCGGCATCGGATGTTCTGATGCCTACAAATCCTAACTGCCCTAAGAATACCCCATTCTCTACATCTAATCCATGATCTGATAAAGTATCTGAATTGATATTTTTGAATATTAAAGACGTAGTATTATTTTCTGTTTTGACACCACCTATCCTTAACCTTAAACCATTTTTATCAAAGAGATATGGGGGAGAGAAAGATTCAGATAGCTCTTTACCATCCACTCTAATTTTTTGAATAGATGAAGAAGCATTTTTTACCTCAGCGATATTCTTACTGTTTGTAATCATCAATGGTCTTTGACTTGTCATTATGAAATCAGAAGGATCGTATTCTAAAAGACCACGATATGTAAGTGCAGTTTCTTTAACAGAATCTAAAGTAGTATCATATCTTCTCCAACTATCTGATTCTATTTTACCAATTACAAGAGTATTATCAGTTAAAGTAGGTAAAACAGGATAAGGTAAAGTCAAAGCTCTAATGTCGTTGATAGAGGATGGACTTGATACTGTTGTATAATGTAATACCTTACCTACTAAATCCCCTACTGATGTATATCCTGTGATTGTATTCCCTGATTGAGTAAGCTTATCACCGGATTTAGCTGAGTATGAAAACTTCCCAGACACACCGGGAATAAACAAAACACCTGATGAAGGAAGGATGCTTGCATCTTCTAAGATTAAGTAGGTGCTACCTGCTGTGTAATGAGATTTGACTTCAAAGGAAGGGTATGTTCTCATTATACTGTTCAAAGTTTGATGAGTGACTTCATCCTCTAATCCGTGCTTAGCAAAGTCACCACCTATTCCTGAACCATCATTGATATAACGAACTTGAGATTGATGTATTGGTTCACCGCCACCGGGATGAAGTGTTTGCGAATATCTTGGTTCGATTTCTGGATTAAAAGAACCATCAACAGTTTTTCGAGCTGCATCAGACTTGAAGAATTGAAGCATAGATGCCGTAGGAATTAGATGCCAAGCAACATCGTAATCATTTGCATCAGGCCAGTCCATAGTAAATGCACCTTCGGGTGAACCAACAAAACTACTGTTGCCTAACCCTTGAGATACATCTGTTTCAAATAATCCATAACGACCATCTCTTGTGAATGGCTGATAGCCTATGTTGTCTGAATTAGTTGTCTTACATCTAGGTCCATGAGTCCAACCATCTTGTAATAAGCTAGACGCAAAAGCAAATAATTTCAATGGTCTAACAGGTCTTACAATATAATCAACGGATTTTCTTCGTGGGTGAGAGGTCATAGGTTTTCCACTTGTTCCAAATATTTCAGTTGATAGCGAACCTTCTTCGGTTCTATTTAGATATGTCTTACGGAGAATATACACGCCACCCCATGCCGGAAGATCGGCTGAGCCTCTAACCGCCCACGCATCTAAAGCATGAGTATTGGTATGGATTACGGGTTCTTCAATAGCACCTGAACCCACAGTAACTGCAATTGTAGCGTTAGAACCTGCATTTTGAAAGGCGATAGTTGGTTCAGAAGTATATCCCGAACCAGCATTGGTCATTGTAATTACTTTGACAACACCCGTAGTGCTAAGATTCACCGTGATTGAACCGTTGGCAACACCTATTTCCATAAAATCACCAACCCCATTTTGAACCTGATAGGCTATTGATTGAGTATGAGATGATAAGAAATTAGCACCAGCTGACGCAACGCTAAATCCTGTAGCTGTATTTTGCCCATTAACTGTAAAAGTCACTATTGCTTGTGTTGCCTGAACGCTACTTACTGTGTTAGTTGTTATTACTGCTCTGTAATTTGTAGTCTCTCCCGCCTCAAATCTAAGATTATTCAAAGTTACACTTGCTACTTGTCTAGCTATAAGATAAGTACCTGCAAAATTAGACCCACCACCACCAGATGCTGTGAGATTGCCATCAGAATATCCCGTTCCACCTGCGGTCAATGTAATTGCAGTTATCGCTGCACCGCCCATACCTTTTGCATCATCACTATCTGGACTCCAAGTAGGAGATACATATTCATTTGAATGGGTTACACTACTTCCAACGCCACCATCAAGAGTAAAACCATCCTTCTCAAGTTTAGTTTTAGATACCCAAGAAGGAGTGATAGGGAAGTGCTGTCCTACTGATAAGTCGGCATTTAACGATGTGGCTTTTGTTCCTATGACTTGATATTCAACTGTCTTGTTTGAGTTTCTTTCGTTTTCTGTATCAATTATCAACCCTAATCTTGGTTCGGTTCTTGATTGAACTTGGCGGTGGTCTGATATTTCAGACAAAGGAATAGCTTTGACAGTCTTGGTTGCATTGTTTGATGAATTATATGTAGCCTCACCCCATCCTGTTGTAGGATAGTGTGTTTTCTTCTCACCGTTAGATGCGGCAAGTGTTCTCATCCCCGAATGATCTATGGCGGAAGCATTAGTGTGTAATGCGTTGCCTCTCAAATGATGGAATCCACCACTTACACCAAAAGTTGTTGAGCTAACAGAAGAATTAGATTTGGATTGTGCGTAGGAGTTTGAACCTGTGTATTGTGTAAGGTCAATGAATGGGTCTGAACCTTTGTTATACGGTCTAGCTTTCAAAGGAGCTTCTAAATATTCAACATCCCATAGACCTGCGGGCATTGAAGTAGGTAAAGTCATCCCTCCTGATTCTAATCCTAACGTCAAACCGATTCCTATCGGGCTTTCTGCCGAGTTTGCGGGCAAATTAGACCTTCTTACTGTGCTAGAATACGGTGTCGCATCGGCAGTATGCCCACTAAGAACTATACCAATGGGTGTTGAACGCTCAACACCAGAGTAATCTTTGTCAAAGAACCACGAAGCACCATGATCGGTAGCGTTTGGTATTTTCTGAACTGAATCATGTATGCCACCATCAAATCTAGCTTTACCGAATACCCCTAATGTGTTAGTGCCTTCATTTGGATCTCCGGCTAACATATCTAGTGCATCTGAAGCTGTTCTAATTCCCCAAGCTCTTATTGGAAGGCGGCGGCTCATATCGTATGCGACCATACTATCTCTAACTGCTATATACTTCGTGAAAGTTTCACTATCGGTATCAACATCGTAAGATATGATACCCCCTTCTCTCTCTGGGTTAATACCATCCCCTATACCTTCACCCCTTGAGTATCTTATATTCTCATATTGTTTGAGTAACCGAAGTGTGCCTTGAGCTTCCCTCACAGTAGTGTGACCCATAAGGACAGCATTTGCACTACGCAAACCATCGGTATTCCCATGTCCTCCAGCATTCAATCCATTGTATCCATAATTCTGAAGCCATTGATACACATATAGTCGCTCTATTGCCAATGCGTTTTCTGCTTGTGCGGTAGTGGATGCGTGTGAGTGATTCCTTAGATACAGCCCTCTTACTGGTGGATAGTTGAGAGAACGTGGCATTCCCGCCTCACGATAGCGGAATGTTAGGAAGTGTTCACGACTTGTTCCGAAGAAAGCAGGGTGGTTATACTCGGCAAGCCAATTACACAAAAATGCGTCTGGTTTTGCCCCTGTTCCGGTGTCTGATGCTTTCATCAATGCCAAATCTGCGTTAGAGGCCGTTATACCACCACCCCCACTATTGCGAGCCGCTAAATTGACATACTCAGGGTCATGACATAGTAAAGGCGGAACTGTTGCTAATTCAGTACCTATTCGGGGAACTGCTATCCCTTCTTCTCTTCCTGTAACAAAGTATGCAGAAGAACCTGAGTAGCAAATTGCGGGCATTGGTGAGCCCCCTGCAAGAAGGTAGTCTCCGAGCAATATACCGTTTATACTGACTTCTGAGCCCGTGTTATAGCGTGTTGCACCACTCAAAGCAGTAGCTAAAGTCATCTTTGTAGGACCCGCTACTGAAAAAGAAACATCCTCACTTAAAGTCGCCCTTCTTACTTGATGCCCTACCCCTAATTTCTTTGTATGCTCTTGTCCGGGTGCTATTAGATAGTCTAAATCATCTCTTGGGGTAACTGAACTGTATGCAGCTTTTACATCTGGTAATCTGAATCCCTTTATTTCACCCAATGGAAGCCCGTCTGAGGCGAAAGAGCCTGTTGAATGGTCGTAGTCCGTCTGCCCCTTAGTATCAAGCGTATCTAGCTCAAACACGGTAGTGCTGTTAGAACTCTTACCCGAACCGAAGCCGTGATGCTTGTGTTCTGTTTCAGCTTCAAACAATAAAGAGTAGGAAGAACCGTGTGATCGGTGCAATTGCCGCCTCATAGCGGCAGGTGTGCCTCTATGGGTAAAGGGTGTCACAAATGAATGCCCTTGCCGTGCAAAGCGTATTCTATGGTGCGGGTAGGCGTTCCCTGTTGGATTACCATTGTTTGTTTGAGTCAATACTGAACCTCTTTCTGCATGGTCGGTTATCCTATGAGCTGAGAATAGGCGTGTAGAGCCGCTAGGAACTGCCCCTGCGGTAGTGTGAGGGGTTAGACCCTGTTTCGTAGCCATGTCAGGGTGCAATAGCCTTTGAACGTGGAAAATTAACGTGCGGTCATGTGTATCAAATTGAGATGCTTGGTTGGAAGTTTCAGCAACACCGGGTTTTCTTGGGTCTGGAGATGTTAATCCACCCAACCCCCAAGTCATGTTAGAATACGCTTGTATGCGGTCATGGCCGCTTCTAACAAATACTTCTCCCGGTATTTCAGAAGGATTTGGTAGCTGGATTGATAGATTTGGTGTCAATTTTCCATCAGTAGTCGAGGGCCCCGTGATTTCCTCACCTGTAATTGGATCTTCTCTTGTGTTCTGAAGCTTGTAATCACGAATTACTACACCCCAAGGCGAACCACCGAATAGGGTCAATGTATTCCCTTGGTCGTCTTTTGTTATCAAATCTTCAAAGACCATATTCTCATTACTTATCTGTAAGCCCTTGACTTTCGTAGTAGTGTTTAGTGATTTAGCGGTGAATATGGGTCGAGGTGCGTACTTAGTGTTATCATATTTCAGACCTTGAGCTACAAAGTCACCGGAATATGAGGTGACTGATGTTAATTCATCAATAGTATGGGCGACTATATTCGTGGAAGCTCCTGTTGTTGCCTTATATCCTTCCTTAGTATGAAGTATATCTCCTGATGCCATAGGAAGCTTAGTCCCATATTCTATATTAGCCATCTTAACTTTGTTTGACCCCGTAGTATCTGAGTCCACTTTGGTAATTCCTCTAAACGATGGTTGCGTAACTGTGTAATCAGGCGGTGGAATATCGGGTAGCTCACAAGAGTTTAATCCTTCTACACTAAAACGAACATATCCATGTCCAGTAGTGTGAGCCGTTGCGGTTGAACCTTTAGACTCGTAATTAGTAGCGGGCAAACCCATGTTGCCCCCATCTAATGGTTTGGCTAACAGATTCCATGTCGGAACACTTTGCCCCAATCCTTGAATTACAGGTCCACCATTGGCTGGAGCCCAATAATTATGATCTGTATCCCAATTAGCACTTGTTGGTCGTTGTTCCCAAGTCATTACTATTGTATGCTTCTTAGGCTCACCTGCAATTTCAAAAGTTGCACCGCTAAGTGTATCTGGATGGCTACTTACTTGGTCAATAGTGCTTGATAGATTTTCTGTAATGGTAAAGTTAGCTTTGCTATCCTGTCCTGTAACAGTAGCCCCCAATCTTTTCGGTCCGTAATAATAACCAGAAATAGCGGTGTAATTCAAAGTTAGATTTGTATGGTCGCCATCATTGTAAGTGATTGTTCCTGTTGTAGGCAGGTCAGAAGGAAATCCGTTTCTATAAGCTCCATCGAACTTCAATATTAAATTGCTATTGCTTGTTGTTCTAAATGCAGAACCTGTGTATGTTGGCTTGCCGGACATTCTAACGTATCTAGCTCGAAGGTATCTTGTTCCGTTCTTTGAAACTTGCTTGACTCTCCGACTATTAATTTTTGCCGCAATATATCTTGTTGCTTCTTCTGTTCCTAAATTGTAAGTGTAACCATTCACGGCTGCACCTACTGTTTGTAAATCAACAACAATTACATTGTCAGCTTCAGAAGGTGCAGAAGCCGTAGCTAAAGGTGTTCTTACAATAACTGATAATCCTTGCTTCCAATTGTTGCTATTTGCACCATACTGCCAAGTCGTAACATCGTCACCATACTCAGTATTGGGATAAGTTATGTGCATAGCAAAGAATCCACTAGCCGGATAACCTGATGCACCAGCTAATGGTTTGACTACTGCGGGATAAATCTGTTTTGTATAACGTGTCATCACCATACCCCCTTAGCATCCCATAGAGCTGTTGCATCGGCTTGTGTTAATGAATAATTATGTATTGCTACGTTTGATAGTGTTCCTGAAAAGAAAAACGTATCGCTAAGATTCATTTTTGAATCATTTGTTGAATCAGCACCATTAATAAAATTACCATTAGAACCTTTCTTGGCAATATGTGTCATATCCACATAGGCATTATTTGTAATTCCGTCATAAGCATATTGATACATCCTTCCAATACGATTAGTAGTTGATGAAGAACCGTAACTAATGTTTTTCAATGCAGAAACGCCAATCAAAGTCATTTTTGTCGCAGCCGTGCTACCCAAAGCAGAAGGGATTGCAGCCGCTACGAAATTACCTGTGCCTGATGAAGATGAAACATTTACTTGATTACTTAGAGAGCCGCCCGAATGAACGGTTCGAGCTGTGCTAATATCTTGCATACCTGAAAGAGTAGTGCTTCCTATATCCCAACTACCGCCTACATTATTGCCACCAAAAGTAACACCTGTTGCATTAGCTAAATAGATAGTCGCATTATCGCCCTTTTTAGAAGCAACAACACAAGACCAAGCATCACGATCTATTCTTACCCCGCCTTTATCTACATCATTGAAAACTACTTTCTTAGCACCTGATGATGTAGCATAGCAGAAAGCAATTTGGATATACTGATTTACACCTGCGTTTTTTCCAGCTAAAAACAAACCCCAAGGCCGACCATTAGAATCTAAACCAGAAACTATTGGTCCACAAGTAGGATTGGTCAATGAACCTTGATTAAAGAACGCACTAATTGAAAAATCTGTTCTGCAATCAAACTCAGCCATCGGTCCATACTCCGCTTCAACACCGGAATTGTAATTGTATAACGCTATACATTGGTCTTTCTCACCTGTTCCCCCATCATTAAATTGGTAGCCTTTGTCTGAACTATCAACACTATTCGCGGGTCCATTTACAAGTGTAAAATTAGCACCCGTTCCTGTTACTCTAATTGGTGAACCGTATATGTCCTCAGTCATTTGAGCATTGTTCTGACTATGAGAACCCGATGCAACCGTTTCATTCATCCTTACATATAATCGGCAACCATCAACCATGTTCCCCGAACCATCTACGACTAACTTATGATGAAAGCCTTGTAGGGTATTTTCATTTATAGTATCATTATTTGTAATGTCAGTAAAGTCAAGAACGGCTGAAGCTGTGCTTACTTCATGTAAGTTTTGAAACCCGCTAAAACCTGTGGGTCCTGTTGATAGAAAGTGTTTGTAGTCTGATGAGTAGTCATTTGCTGTTCCGTCACTAACATCAAGAACTACACCAGTATGGCCGCCACCGAAAAAGACTATTCCATTAGGATCAAGGCGAGGCCAAAGTATCTCAACATCTATGTTATTGATTTCGGTATTTGCATCCCCTACATCTTCATAGAATATCTGATAGAAAGAATCTAAATCCTCTCTTGGATATATTTTATGAATATAGAATGCGTTTGTTGATGTTCCGCTACCTACTGATTGGCTTATATATTCAAAATCAGCTAGTTGCCCCTTGACTCTCATTATCCCTTTGTTGGTCGCTGAAGTCAAAGCCCCTATTCTTTTCAACCAATCTTCTGTTTTCAAACTTACAGCTAAACCAGATATGTAACCTGTTGATGCGGCAGAAGATACATTTGCTTGAGGAAAAACCATTTTACCATTCCATAATGTATATGTTGCCCCGTCAGATGCTTGAACAACAGTTGGTGAGGCTACTGTTTTGATTTTACAAACACCTGCTAAACCATCGTATGATCTAACATTTCCTTCTGCATCAAGTATTGAACCGTGAGGCGCACCTTTGAATGTAGATATAGGAACAAAGGTTTCACCATCAGCACCTATCGGCAAGGGTGCAGGGAATGAATTAGGATGATACATCCTACTGTTGGTAGCAGTTACGCCACCATAACCTACAACAGTAGCTGGTTTGTAGGCATAGGGAGTGTTATTGTTAATATGAACACAAAAGTTTCGACCCGTTGCACCGGGAACTGTGCTATGTATTACAATAGATTTTCCATTCTCACCATTCCTACTTTCAGTATCCTTGCCTAAGAAAGCTCGGACATATCCCATGTGCGTTCCTGTATCAGTATTAGTAGTAGCAAACAAAGGTGGTGGGTTGAATGCACTACCACCTGTGCTATTCTTCGCTTGAGGGTGTCCGGCCATGTTGATACGGCGTATAACTTCTTCAACACAAAGATTGAAATCACCCATTTTTACTGCAATATCATTAAAATCTAATTCCAAAGGCCGCACATATTCTAAAGCAGAACCATCTGATTTCTTCCCCTTTAGAGCTAAATGGCTTGATTTCATTAAAACAGGTGGGTCGGTATAACGGTCTGCTGAAGCTTCTTGCACCTCAGTTATATCCCAATCAAAAGCTTCCATGTTCGGACCTTCTTTAATTAGGTATCTAGCTGTATTGTTAGAGTCTTGTTGTCTTGCCGATGAAGTCTTACCTAACAGATTACAAGCTGCGGTTGCCAATTCTTCGGCTAATAATGGCGTTAATTTTGAGAACTCATATCCATCTAATGTGCTTGGCGTTCCGTGTGCTGAGTTGTAGGCGACAATCACATCTAATATGCTTGCGATAAAACTAGCATTAGAAACTAATGTTGAACTATTGCTACCATCTGTATTTTGCACATACCCCGCGCCTAAATGTATGTAGCCACCCAAAGTAGCTACAGAACCTGCAAATATGCCTGTCAAACTTGAATCTTGATCGGCCAAAGTAACGGGATGCCTTACAGGGATGCCACTAGCTCTCGTTAATGTGGTAGCATTAGTATATGTAACTTTCACCATTTGCCCTAAACCATCATTTATTGTTGAAAGACCTTCACCTACTGTAATCCAAAAAGTGTCATCACAAAATTGGGGGTCGCCTCTCTCTTTGGTATTTTTAGCAAATGCTGTTGTATCATCTAAGGTAATTTGACCGTTGCCCGCATTATAGCTCACAATCACACCTTGCACGGATGGTCGCTGACACCTACTAATCCATCTCCCTGTTGTCGCAGTAAGAAAATCCCAATATTGGTCTGTAATTTCAATCGAAGAAACATCATCTCCTAACCCCCAATCAATAGTAAATCTGCTTTCGTATTCTTTCATCTGCGGTCTATTGGTTGCTGTCATGGTCGCATCAATAATCATCTTTGTCGAGCGAACTGTGGATAACGGTGTCCTTGAATCGTTATCTGAGTTTTCAATAGAATCAACATCAAAAAACATAGAAGGGAATAAAGGAATCTCAGTCAAAGCTCTTGTTGAAGCATAATAAGTGGATGCTTGTTTGTCGTTTCTAACTGAGGCATTACCACTACCTACAATCCTGTCCTTCCAACCCGGAAATAACGGATGCTCACTATAAGTTGGTTGAATATCAATACCACCTTGCCCCAATCCACCCAATGTCAAGCTAACAGTAGGCGTTCCAAGATCACCAATTTCTTTGATAGGCATTCCTTGACTCAAATTAAAATCTCGAATAGCACGGCTATCAGATATATCCATCAGTATAGAACGCCCTCTTAGAACTAATTGTGTTGTTCCTAAATCATCTGAAATAGGAGCTATTTCTTCTATACGACCTTTCATAAGATTCAATTCAATAATTGCGGTTGATGCGTCTGCCCCACCATCTGTTGAAGTAAGTATATCGTCTAACGTAGCAAAACGACTTCTTTTAGCTGGATGAATAAGAACAAGGTTTTCATCCGTTTTCAAATCATTATCTATCAAATCAAATCCTGTGAGATTTGACCTTCGTAAAGAACTCGGTGTTTGAGTATTCCCTCTATATGATGTTTGTCTCTTTCTTTGTATGTTTTCTATGAATAATGAATGATATTCCGAATTACTTGTATCGTCAGGGGTGTTCGTGCTTGGAACTGCCTTTGGCCTACCGTAACCTTGTATGCCTGTTCCTACTGATACAACACAATCTTCAATATTGATGAAAGGTGAAGGTGTTATGTCGCCAGTTGGAGATGCGGTTAATGTATGACTTGAAAATGAACCATTGAACGATGCAGTAGGCACGGATACAAGGCCGCCCGGAGCTGTAATCTTGAATAGTATGTCCTTATGGTTATTCGGGGTGCTTGAAAAGGGCTTTCTAAGCCATTCTGACAATGACTTTGACCCAAAGTAGGCACTACCGCAAGGAACAGTTTTACGCACCACCAAATAGCCTTTATTCCCTATTGCATGATACCCTGTAAGTTTTGTATTTATGCCACTTCTAATATTGAAACCTGTTCCAGCTACTACTTCCCCTGTAAGATCAATTGCATCATAATATACAAGAACTTTTGACGGTCCACCTGCACTAACTAAAGCAGAAGGCGAATCTATAACTGCAATTCGTGTTTTCTTTTCTGGGGTCAAGTGTCTGATATATCCATCGTTAGTTGGTATGCCATTTGATAGTTGAGCTGTATAATCAATATCTAAACCCTTCAACATGAATGGCCTAACATCTTCAACAGCTAAAGCAATAATCTCATCACGGGTTGATGCTGAATAACTTTGGGTGCTATATGCACCTACACCTGATTCTGTAATTATCCTATTGAAAGGAACACTACTTGCATCTGTAGCTAATACTGACGATGATGTGTTCATTACTCTTGTAATTCCACCAGAATATACATTTTCAGTTACCTTGACTATATCATTCTGACCTATGATAGACGCAATCGCCATATCATCACTAATATATTCAAACGAGTTGGCTATTCCTTGAACTGTTTGTTTTACTATTTGTTCATCGGGTTGCGGTAGTTTCTTGAGAAAGAAATCACCTTCATATAAGGTATAAGACGTTACACCGCCCATAGCCGGATATGTATCGGCAGGTTCAGCTAGGACAGTAGCACTATTGGATGTAAGAGTGCGACTTTTGGGCGATATAAAAAAAGCATCGTTGTTAAACTCGGTGCTATCTGAAAATCTTTGGTTCTGAGTAAATGTATATTTGGTAAAGGTGTCTTTTGCTCTTGTTTTCTGACCATTAACACCCGAATGAGTATTTTCATTACCTTGATCTATTAATACATCTGATTTACCTAATACAAACCAAACAAGAGCGTCTGAGCTAGGGGGGAATAGAGGTTTTTGGGTTTCAGGAAGATTATCTACACCGTTATTTTGTTCATCGTTAGCTAAATGAATGGAAGTATAGCTCAATTTACTATTTACAAAATCAATAGCAGTTATTCTGACTCTTTCAGGAACTAATGACATTGGATTCATATCAACAGCATTTGCTGAAGTGGTTGCGGCATCGTCAGACCACCTAATCATTTTACTCGCAGGGCTAGTGCAAAGACCCGTCAAAGGATGTGTTCCTGAATGGTTGATAATTGCGTTCAATGACGTTGAAGCTACACCGCTAATATATTCTGCATCAGTTAAGCTTAGTGTTCCAGAAGCATACCATGTCTGATTTTTAATATCCTTCAAATTAACTCCGGTGGCGTATGAAGCTAGTTTTTCTAAAGCGGTATAACGGTCTAAACTTGCATTTGGATTAGCGGGATAATCTCTAATTTTGAAGGTAGTGCCACTATCGCCAGTAAATGTATGCCCTACGGCAACCATAGGCAAAGGCATCAATCCATCGTGAGTATCAGGTCCATCTCTTCCTTGATTTGTCACCGCAGAACGAGCATTGTCAAAGAAATATATTTCGGGAATGTCAAACTCATCGTCAAATAACCACAAGCCAAGTGTCGTATCGTTATTTGTTAGCGGTTCTAATTTAGGATCAGTAATTCCTCGATTTAATCTAATAGATTCAATTACACCNCTAAACTCTCCACCTTGACCTCCTATAAACAAATCAGAAGATTTCTCAGATACCAATGGGTTTTCACCTGCAAGATTTTGTTCGAGTACAAGGTCGCCATTGATATAACAACGAATAAATTGTTTTGAAAATTGAGCTGTAAGGATGACTAAAGGTTGTTCGCCAATTGTCAAATCATGTGGCTTGTGTTGCCCNCCACTATATGTTCCTGAATTNCTTTGNATAGCTACAGGTGCATTGTATGTAGTTTCTAACCTATATGTTCGCTCATCAGTAGTAACATCAAAAATTAAGGGTCCGGCTGAGAAAGGATTACCATAAGACAATTTGAATTGTCCGGGTTTTTCAAGAACCACGCCACCATAATCAGGGATTATACAAGCGTCAATTGTAAATGAGCCTCTAATAGAGTTTAGAGGATTTGATATAAGTGGTTCATGCAACCTACCTATTTTTGGCGCATCGCTCTTAGGTGATTTTGTAGTAGCTGCAAAAGTAGGATGCCTTAAGTCAATACCTGATTCTTTGAACTTACCTGTTGGAACAACTAAACCATCGGTTAGACCATTTAGCCTAACGGCTTTTCCATGATACCTTATCAATCCCATCCTAAATCCCAACTAACTGTTCAGCAACGGCTAAAGTCAATTCATAACTCCAAAATCCATCACCAGCTTCGTATGAAGGATTCCACGCCAAGAGTGTGCAAGGCAACGCAACGCCTTGTTCCAAATATGGGTTAGGCCGTATTGTTTCATTATTGACAATAGTTACAGGATCATATTCTTTGGTGTTTTGTGAAGGTGAATAGTTTGTTCCGGGTCCGGCAGGTACTACGAATTGCCTCAAAACTTTTTGACCTGTGCTAGAGCTTGCTATTGAATCATAAGGAACTCTAACCCCTACAATATACTTCTTTACAACATCAACATCTTCTATTCGTAAAAACCTTGACGCATCAAAAGATGATACACTATCAGGTAAATCAATTATATCCCCTGTCAAAGTATTAGGAGAAAGTAAAGCACCACCAGCTGACATATTAGCTAAATTAAGTAGCTCTTGGACTTTATCACCCATTGTCATTTTATTTGAATCAACACCGCCAGTCATATTACTAACATAGAATGATTTATCCCATTTTGCTCTTGAACCCTCAACTAAAACATAGGTATTACTACCTGCATTGACTCCTTTCTGTATAGTAACAGATACATCTCCCCCTGAACCGATTGATAAGTTTTTGATTTGTATCATTTCACCACTATAAACCGCATTAGTATCGCCTATCTGATGATAATACGAATTATTCATCTGCTGACCTGCGGATTGTGATATAGAAAAGGCTGTGGTAAAGGCTGTTGTAGCTCCATTTACGGTTATAGACGCTGAATTGAGTGCATTTACAATTGTAGTAGCAAGAGAGTCAGTAGTTGTAGTTGAACTAATATTCACACCAATTATACTACTTGCTACACTTGATGTTGTAGTGCCGTTAGCAAGTCGGATAGCAGTAGTTTCGCCTAACCCTGCATCAAGTTGCTCTTTTGACTTAAAAGAAATCTCAACACCATCCAAATCCGCTTTTATCGTGTTCCATGCACCAGCTGATGTGGAATACTGCCCATACCAAGTTGAGCTAGGTATAGTGCCTGATGCTTGAGACAAATCAATAGTAAATGCAGACCCTGTTCCTAATACTTCACTATCATCATCGGTAACTATACCCCCAATCAGTATTCCAATATCTGTTAAATTAGTATCAATAGCAAAACGCTGACCTAAGAAAGGAATAGGTGCAACCGTTGTGTTACGTTTCAAATCGAAAGTAATTGAACTTGCATCAAGCTCAATAACCGAGCTATCACGTCTAATGAGTTGGATTTTAGGCATACTTAGACACCTCTTGAGTATGAACCGCCCCTAGATCGGTTTCGGAATGTTCGAGATACTTCTCGACTAACGGCTTTAGCTATATCTTTCGCATTACCGCCACCTTTTACTGCGATGTTCACAGTTATGTTATCTCCACCACCGCCACCCATACCCTTTACGGTCACGGGTATTGTTCTACCATCAGGTAAAGGCACAACAGCTTCAGTCCCATGAAGTGCAACAGGATAACCACTTGTTGGACCAGTAGATATACCGCCCCGTGCAAATCCTAAGAAATTACCAATACTTCCAGCCGCACCACCTACTAAATCAGTAACCCCTAACACATCATCCATTTTGCCTAGTAATTCATCAA